CTTCATCAATAAAGTACTCAACAAGTGAAGACTGAGAAGGTACTGCCTGACTGAGTTTAAACTCCTCAGATCCAAATACCTTTTTAATGATATCCTTCATAATCATTAGATGCTGATCTTTTTCTTCTTCATTCTTAGCACTATCAAGATAGCTACTCCATACTGTACGCGCTTCAGTCATTACTTCTGGGAAAGGTCTATCCTTAATCTGTGCGATTTCAGTATGATCAGTTACCTGAGCACCATCAAGTTCTACTGCTTTATCAATAGCATCTCCAATAGCATCTACCAATTCTTGATATCCAAATTTAATCTTTGGAGCAAGATACTGATAACGGCTACCTGCGAATACCGTTGGAGTAGAACGAGTATATAAATAACGTTCAGAACTGCCATCAGGGTTCATCTGAACCTGTAAATATCCAATAATATCAACAATTGAGTTAATGATAGTATAAGCTTGATTTGGAAGGTCGGGGCATACGGCAGTAATCGCATTCCCATCTTCATCGCGCATTTCTGTTGGCTTATCCTTACTATGTGCAATGAAAAGAATTCCAAAACCAAGTAATGTGATTTCACGCCAGAATTCTGAGAACTCAGTTTTCAGCATATTCCAGCCTTGACCCCAAGGCACATCCCTGATACTATCTACATTTTCGCGCTGACAAATATACTTTTCACATAGCTGCCAAGCGATTGAAGCAGTATCGACAACAATACTATCATACATCTCTTTTGCCTGTGGCTTACGTAGCTGAGTTAAAACTTTCTTAGCGTCAGTCCAGCGTAGAATAGGAGCACTACGAATGCCAGCAAGTGCATTAGTACCTTGTTCAAAGTTCATAAACAAAGCGCGTGGAAGCTGACTACCAAAAGTAGATTTACCTGTCTTTGGCTGGCCATAGATAAGAAGGAACTTTCCCTTAAGGTCTCTCGAAATCTTGGAAGGTTCCAGAGAAAAAATATCAATATCCGCCATTTAAATCACCTCTCATATAGAAAAGGAAAGTAAGGCTTGCGCCTTACTCCCAACTATACTTATTTACCGCTGTAGAAGGAGCGTTGGCACTCCCAGCGCCCTGCTTAGGGGCATGAGCACGAGCATTTTCCTGCATCTGCTCAATCGCGGCCTTACGTTCATTAAATGCCTTCTTAATCTCAGTCGCATCATATGCGAAATCTTCTTCCTTGGGATCGTCACCGGTTGTAATAATTAGTTCACGAACATAACTTGTAGTTGTATCTGGAACCTCTTCGCCCCAGCTACTAGCTGCTACTTCGTGTTCCTCGGAAGTTACACGAATACGTCCGCGCACTACAATTGTCTGACCAACTTCCCAATTCTGAGATACATACTCTACTGCGTCTGGAGCTTCAACGATGAAGTTTACAACATCAAGACGACCACCATACTGTACAATACCACCACGAACTACGAGTCGTCCAGTAGGTGTACCTTCACGATCAGTTTCATCGTGCATTTCCATAACGAAGATTTCTGTTACGAAAGATGCAATATCGGATACCTTAGCTTCACTAATGAAAGAACCACGAAGCTGCCATCCATTGATGAACTGACCATTACGAGACACAAAGTTATTTTCCTGTAGAGATACGCCGCTTAGCCGCACATGTGCGGCTGCATCAATACCAACATTCTGCGCTGTATTCATAAGCTTTAGATCATGAATACTCTTCATCGCAGGATTAGGCTTACCAGTAGAAGTAAAGTCAGTCGCAAACATTCCAACCGGAATCTCACTTGTTTCACTCTTTCCACCATAGGTCTGAGTTACACGAATTGTAGCGGTTGCACGCTCATAATGACGCCCATCCGCTAACTTACCTTCGCCAAAAGATACATCAAGTAATTTACCAACTAGGTTAATTTTATTATCTGCCTGTACATTAATACTTTTCATTTTACATTCCTCTTTTCTTTATTCTTACATTAAACATTATATTATAATTTTTATTATTAGTCAATTATTCAGCCATCGCGGCTTTCTTGGCGGCTTTCTCAGCAGCCCTTCTTTCTTTTTCAGCCTGCTTAGCAGCAACCTTTGCAGCTTCCTCGGCTACGGGATCATAAGCTAGACCTTCTTCAGTTAGAGTATGATACTTAACAGGCTTAGTCTTAGCCTTGCGAGTTTCAGTAGCAGGCTCCAATTCAACAATATCTGTATGGGTAGTACGAGTATACTTTTTCTTTTCCAGTGGATTAATAGAACCAATTACTGAGCTAAGAGAAATCCCTAGTGCATCAGCAATCTGCTGCTTAGAAAATTCTTCACCATAATGTTCCTTTAGAAAATTGAGTACTTTTTCGCTATTAATGGTCATATTTTTATCTCTCCTTAAAATATATTATAATTTATATTTATATTTATGCATATTGCCAATGAAAGCCATATGCTTTAATACCAGTTTTACTTGCTCTGCAAATATTTGAATTAATATTATGACTTGAAGAATAATTATGCTCTTTAATCCATATACCTGCTTCCTTAACACTATTAAAAATCAAATCTAATTCTGGACAATAAACTCTACGCATTTTATTATCAATATGATCTTCTAATTTAAATGTATCAATCGCATTCACATAACACCAAGCATAACCATTCGCTGTTTTCTATTCATCATTTAACGCGCACCATAAAGTATTTCTTGCTAAGTTATGTTCTTTACACGCGGCCATTTCTGACTCATATTGTTTAATTATATGTCCATCTTTTAAATCAATTTGATAAATTGGCATATAAGCGCCTTTACCATACAGTCCTTTGCTCTTTAATGCCTTAATTAATGTTGGTTCAGAACATCCAATATCCTTACAAGTATTTGTTAAATGTTCATTATTATCATAAAAAGCTTGTATTAAAGTTTCTGTTTCAAACTTCCAATTCCCTTGTCCTCCACGCGTTAAATTATAACCTTGATTTCCTAATTCATCATAACGATATGTGTGCCATTGTGCGATGTAATATATTTCTTTTTCATCTAACTATTCATTAGGCACCTCTTCTAATACTTCAAAGTTAAAATTATCTGCACCATATTTTTTAATTGCCCTATGAAGATAATATCTATTATCATCCTCCCTATAAGCAGCATAAATATGCTCATTCCAACGTTTCTATACTGGGTCAATTGTCTAACCAATATAAGCTTTATTATTTACTTTATTTGTAATCTTATAAATATATCCCATAATCATTCCTCCACGAATTATATGTGTAAAATGACTTGTGGTGGAGCACATTATCTCAGTGGCTCATGACTTCCTCTGCTTCTCATCTTACATATTAATTATACTTTAATTTCAACCAAAAATCAAATATTTAACTATTTTTAATATTAAACTTTTCTTCAATCATTTCCACGATATTATCATCTGTGGCATTATCTACAATATCCCGTAATTTAGGAATAACATCAGTTTGATATCCAGTAACTGCATTCTTATAAGCAGTAATCTTATCTTGCAGCTGATTTACAAGTACCATCGCGGCAACAGTCAATTTCGCGCAATCATTCTTAGTAGGCACGTAGTCT